CCAAGTACAACATTGGTTCCAAGAAGAAGCGAGTAGAAGAAACCGAATGATAAGGAGCGGGTTTCAACACCCGCTTTTTTATGCTTTCTTGTATAATTAGTAGTGGATGCCGAACGGGTCCACACAACACAAACTCGCTTTTAAAGGAGCTACCATCATGGTAAATATTACGAAATATCGCGCTGCCGACCTTTCTTCCCTGCTAGACCGTATAAATAGGTACAGTATTGGAATGGAAGATTACTTCGATCGTCTGGGCACCTTACATGAGACGACAAGTAACTATCCGCCATACAACCTAATTCAAGTCAGCAATGTTGAGTCTCTGCTTGAGTTAGCACTCGCAGGATTTAAAAAGGAAGAAATCAATGTCTACACCCAAGACGGAAAGCTTTTTGTCGAAGGACAAAAGGCAGACACTGAGTCCGACCGAGATTATTTACATAGAGGAATGGCTCAGAGAAGTTTCACACGATCATGGACCCTCAGTGACGAAACGGAAGTTAGATCAGTTACTTTTGAAGATGGGTTACTGACAATCGATCTCGCAAAGATCGTTCCAGACCATCATAAACGTAAAGATTATCTTTAAATCCATACAATTAAGTAGGGATCAGTAGCGGTTGTGACAGACTTTTGTATCAACATGATACATAATTGCTATATAATTATGTAACTTGGAGGACGGATTATGAACTTTACCACCGCCACTCTTTTACTAGGAACTGTATCTTCTCTTTTTAGTTGGGCGATCCTGTCGCCCGTTATTTCATAATACATCCTGAAAATTGAATAAATAAAACTGAATATCGTCGGCGCTACGCCACGAGGGGCAACTGGCAAAATCCAGTTGACGCCCCTCTTTTTTATTGCTATAATACTGAGAGGAAACCCAGGAACAATGTCTGTAAAATTAATTCTATTGAAGTCTGGAGAGACCGTTATCTCCGATGCTAAAGAACTTCTTTACGGAGAAGAAGAAGGTAAAATCGTTGGTTATCTTCTGAACAATCCGTTTACTATTTCTACACAAAAAAGTATTCTTCTTACCGAAGAACCCCAGTTTGATTCGAACGATTCTACTGTTGAGATTACAATGTCTCCATGGATTCTTTTGACATCAGACAAAGCAGTTCCCATCAAACCTGATTGGGTAGTAACGGTTGTAGAACCACTTGAATCTGTTAAACAAATGTATGAGGATCGATTAAATGCCTTCACCGAACAAGACGATCAAAGCACTCCTGCTGAAGGTTGATAACGTCGTTATCTGCGAAGTTGTTGAACTTGAAGTAGAATTGGGAGAACCCGACTGCAAGATCATTAAACCGTATGAATATGTTGATGGCAACTTGGTTCCTTGGCCAGAGGTTTCTGGTCAAAATGAATTGAGATTGCGCTCAGAAGACATCCTAACAGTGGTCGAACCAACACAAGAAATTATCGACCAGTATCTCAAACTGACTTCTTTAACTTGATTTCGTAATGCGATTTTATACCAACGTTCAAATGGTCGGAGATCATTTTCTCGTTAGGGGTTATGAAAATGGACAACATTTCATGATCCTAGAAAAGTTTTCTCCGACTCTTTTTGTGCCCTCTAAAAAAGAAACCAGGTACAAGACTCTTCAGGGTGAATGTGTTGAGGCAATTCGACCTGGGACTGTAAGGGACTGTAGAGAATTTATCAAAAAGTATGATGGCGTAGAGAACTTTAAGATCTACGGGAACGATAGGTATATCTATCAATATATTTCTGATAAGTATTCTGAAGAAGAAATCAAGTTTGACATGAGCAAGATCAAACTTGTAACTATTGATATTGAGGTCAAATCTGAGAATGGATTCCCAGATGTAGAATCTGCTGCTGAAGAAGTTCTATTGATTACCCTTCAGGACTACAACACAAAGGAAATCATTACCTGGGGTCAAGGTCCATTTGAACTAAAGCAAGGTAATCATTACTACAAGCAGTTTAATAATGAGTATGACTTGCTGAATGACTTTATCAACTGGTGGATGGTTGAAGAGAATACTCCAGAGGTTGTTACTGGATGGAACATTCAACTGTACGATATCCCGTACATCTGTCGTCGTCTAGACAGGGTTCTTGGTGAGAAACTTATGAAGAGGTTTTCTCCTTGGGGGTTGGTAACCGAAGATAAAACTGTCATCATGGGTCGCGAACACATTACCTATGATGTTGGGGGTATTACTCAACTCGATTATCTCGATTTGTATAAAAAGTTTACTTATACTAACCAAGAATCGTATCGTCTAGACTACATAGCTAGTGTTGAACTCGGACAGAAAAAACTTGATCACTCTGAGTTTGATACTTTCAAGGACTTCTACACGAAAGGGTGGCAAAAGTTCGTAGAATACAATATCATTGACGTGGAACTTGTTGACCGTTTGGAAGACAAGATGAAACTCATCGAACTTGCTGTTACTATGGCGCTTGACGCCAAAGTAAACTTTGTTGATGTGTTTTTTCAAGTTCGCATGTGGGATGCTATCATCTACAACTACTTGAAGAAGAGAGATGTAGTTATTCCTCCGAAAGAAAAGTCTGATAAAGATTCTAAGTATGCGGGGGCATATGTCAAGGAACCGATTCCTGGAAAGTATGACTGGGTTGTGTCTTTTGACCTTAACAGTCTGTATCCTCACCTTATTATGCAGTACAATATCTCGCCAGAGACACTCAGGGATACGAGGCATCCATCAGCAACAGTTGATAAAATACTTAACGAAGAACTAACGTTCGAAATGTATAAGGACAATGCGGTTTGTGCCAATGGTGCTATGTACCGCAAGGATGTTCGTGGTTTTCTCCCCGAATTGATGGAGAAGATCTACAAAGATCGAACTGTCTTCAAGAAGAAGATGCTTGCTGCTAAACAGGATTATGAAAAAACTCCAACGAAGGCACTGGAAAAAGAAATCGCCCGCTGCAACAACATCCAGATGGCGAGAAAAATTCAACTTAACTCTGCTTACGGTGCGATTGGTAATCAGTATTTTAGGTATTATAAACTTGCAAATGCTGAAGCAATCACTCTCTCGGGTCAAGTTTCGATCCGTTGGATTGAGAACAAGATGAACAAATATCTAAATAATCTTTTGCAAACAAAGGATAACGATTATGTTATCGCATCAGATACTGATTCGATCTATCTTAATCTCGGACCTCTTGTTGATAAATTTTTTAGTGCTAAATCTAGCGATAAAGCAGCAATTGTGGGGATACTTGACAAGATCTGCAAAGAAAAATTCGAACCTTTTATTGAACGTTCGTATCAGGAACTTGCGGATTACGTTTCGGCGTATGATCAGAAGATGCAAATGAAGCGAGAGAATATTGCTGAGCGTGGTATTTGGACTGCGAAGAAGCGATATATTCTCAATGTATGGAACAGCGAAGGAGTTCAGTATTCTGAACCCAAGTTGAAAATGATGGGGATTGAGGCGGTCAAGTCCTCAACTCCTGCTCCATGCCGTCGAATGATTAAAGATGGTTTGAAGTTGATGATGAATGCTACTGAAGATGACGTTATCGATTTCATCGAAAAATGTCGTGCAGAATTCAGCAGTCTTCCTCCTGAACAAATTGCTTTCCCTAGGACTGCATCTAATGTTCAGAAGTATCATTCTCATGCTGACATTTATGTCAAGGGCACACCAATTCATATTAGAGGTGCTCTCCTTTTTAACTATTATATTAAGGACAAAAAACTTACTAATAAGTATTCTCTTATTGGTAATGGAGAAAAAATTAAGTTTTTGTATTTGAAGAAACCAAACATTATTCAGGAGAATGTGGTTTCTTTCATTCAAGATTTTCCTAAGGAACTTAATCTTGACAAATACATTGATTATGAACTACAATTCCAAAAGAGTTTTGTAGAACCACTCAAAGCAATTCTTGATGCTATTGGGTGGAAAGTAGAAAAAACAGCAACACTAGAGGCATTTTTTAGCTGATGGATCTTCCTATTAACGACAACGAACTTGCAAAAATTGTTAGTGCTCTAACCCTGGGTGGAGATACTGCGTTATATCAAAAACTCAAACTTGTAAAGGAACTGCGCGAGCAGGGTAAACCTTATAAAAAAATTCTTAGGGAACAGTATGGTATGGTTGCATGAATCTACCAATAAATGAGAGAGAATATGATCAACTAGTGGAGTTGTTACGAAAATCTGGGGAAGATCATAAGCAACTTTATGCTAAACTGTGGTCATACAAAATGAATTACTTGATCAAGGAAAAAAATGGACTTTCTTAAAGAAATTGTAAAAGAAATCGGAGATGAATACACTAAACTCGCCTCCGATATTGATGATGCTGAACAATATGTTGACACAGGTTCGTACATTTTTAATGCACTGGTTTCAGGTAGCATATTTGGTGGTGTATCTGGGAATAAGATTACTGCTATTGCTGGAGAGTCTTCTACTGGAAAGACTTTCTTCAGTCTCGCCGTT